TGTGAGGGGTTCTATATCCCTCATCATATCAGCATTGATAGGTTTCTTTCTTTTCATCTGCTTGGACGTTAAACCCACGCCAATAGGTTGGTCTTTCTTTTTACGTGACATATTTAAAAACTGTAATCACGATTTTTTCTGACATTAGCACCAGGTTGTTTAGATGCTCTGTCTAATATCTCATTCCATCCACTAGACTTTGCTTCACCTTTCCATCCTTCTATCTCCTGACATGCAGCAACACCTGCTTGCCAGTCCTTGTCCCAGTCTGGGTTATCATTTCTCCATTTTTCATACTCTTTCATTGTCATGGAGAGTTCTTTCTTCTCTCTCGTTTCTTTATGAATGATTGGATATGTTGGCATAATAAGATAATTGTGTAGTTTTATTTAGACCCACTCAAGGGCTTCAGAGACAGATGGAAACTGTTCTACAAATATTTTCCTACATTCTGCAACAACATCCATATGTTCTTTCTGTGTACCATGTGCAGACCGTAGATTGATATAATGAATCCATGATCGACATGAACCAGTCATATAAAGTCGGGTGGGTGTTGCTAACGGGAGAACAAATCTCGCACACTCCTTCGCAATACCATTAGCGAGGAGTTCATTGTAGAGATCCATTGACGCAACGAAATGTTCTGCAATCTTTTCTTGAAGGTCTTGCTTCTTGTTGTTGGGGATATCATCTATTGAATTTTGTCTATTCTTTAAGTCTTGACTGCGAAGATCAAACATAGGAATCTCATCTGCCAACAGATTAGTGTCAGCATATCTCTGACTAAACTCCTGAAAAGTAAATGATCTATGCCGAAGTATTTGAGCACCAAGACCTCTTGTAGTTTCAATCTCCAAGGTCATAGAAGACTGTTCAAATACAGACCAATGGTTGTGCTTGATACAATACTTCAATAGACCAGCAAACTTTTCATTGTCCTGATTCTTTGGGTTAGATACTCTGGCAATGTATGCCATAGTCTTCTCCGCATCAGGAGTAACACTTACAAATTTAACCGTCATCAAACACCTCATCGTATTCTGGTGCAGAAGTAGTATAAGAATCAGTATCTGAATAGACTTCTGATTCTATCTCATCAACCACTTGTTTCAAGGCAGATAATAAAACTTTAAGTTTACTTTTATTCATTAGAATTTTTTCATCACCAATATTATAACATAAAAAAAGGAGGGTAGCAATACCCTCCTTTATATTTTAGCTGCAAGGAGATGCCTTGCTATTAACCTTGAGTCCACGATACATTAGATCGTGTCTGTTACGCTTATGTGATTCTTCAATCACTGCTGCGTTGTACTCTTCAGTGTCATACTCGACACCACGGTAAGTGACTTTTGCCATTGGGTTTCTCCAAAGTAGTAGGGATTTTACTCCGTTCCTTTAGTCAACTTTTACGTCCTCAAAGCATCCTTTCTCAGTACTCTGTTCCACGATCTGAACTAATTCAGATTTTGGAGTGTCAGTATGCTGCTGATGTATTGCGTTAACAAGACCAGTAGCATACTCACAACTTAAAAGACTAGCGAGAAGAAATTCCATGAGGATGAACGATTCCGTTCCGAGTCGGCTTACTTGCGTCCTCCAGTCGAAGGGAGGATGAACGATGTGTTAATGCTAACACACATACTCTATATATGCAACCAATTATGTATTTTTCGATACATTTCTACTTAAAGTACTTTTCTATCACTTCAACTTGGTCATGGTAACGAGCAATCTTATCCAACTCTACCTGAATTGCTTCAGTAATATCAGAATGTTCTCCAATACCTGCTGGATGTTCTAGGTAAACATTAACGTTTGCTCTATGCTTTGCAATCTCACCCTGTGCATGGGCTTTAACTGCTGCAATCAATTGTTCTCTCATGTGTATCATTTGTCACTCCTTATACTATAGCATATCATATGACATAATGTCACTTCCTTAACAATCCTTGCTTAACATGTTCTATTGCTGCTGGTAGGATTGCATATTCTTTTCTTTGAATTGCTTTTGTCAATGTCTTAATAGTATCATGTGGCATAATCTCAACCTCTGATTGCATAATAATCTCACCACCGTCCAACTCTTCATTCACATAATGGACTGTGCATCCAGTCTTTTCCTCACCTGCTTCCATTGCTCTCTCTACTACATTCAATCCTTTATACTTGGGAAGTAATGATGGATGAACATTGATGATAGGACAAGGAAAAGCAGAAGGATTTTTAATCACTCTCATATAGCCTGCCAGAATAATAAGATCTACTCTCCAAGTCTTAAAGAGTTCTATCATCTTATCTTCATCTTTGTGTGGTATTCTCACATGAGGGATACCATACTTTGCTGCTCTTGCAATAGCACCACAATTCTTTTTGTTATGAATCATTAACACAACTTCGTCATATCTACAAGTACGCACAATGTTCTCGAAATTTGAACCATTTCCAGAGCACATTATGCCTAATCTCATAGCGGTTTTCCGTGTTGATCTAGTAGTTTTGCTTGATACAGATTTGATTTCTGCTTCTTCTTGATCCTTTTATATTTTTTCATAATTTTATCTACTTCTGAATTAGGAATATTAACTTTTAACTTCTCATCTTTACTACTAACAAAACCAAGACCAGTCTTTTCAGACTCCTCTTGAGTTTCTATGTAATCATTTATTCCCTCTTGAATCTCATCTCTAATGAGTTCATTTATTTGATCTCGAAGTTGATCGTCCTTCATCACTTCCTCCTCTTTCTTTTTTCAGGTGGTTTATATCCCCATTGAGAAGGTTTAAGAGTTCCATGTCCATAATCTATATTTTGAATAGAACCTTTACCAAACTTATCAAAATAAAGATCAAAAATACTAACTCGTTGACCACGAACAAGATCCCTATGAACTTTATCCTTTACCTTATAAGATACTATCATAGCATCAGTTGGAACTTTTTTACACATCAACTGTTCTTGAGTAGCATCTTCGTTAATCATTTGGCACCCATAAGTACCAATAAGTTTCTTCTCTTCAGTAGACCAAGCTGATTTTGGTGTTGGTTTCTCTTTTAATTTTTTTTCTTCCTTTACTTCTTCAGTCATGATCCTCTGTTCTCACCCCATACTATATCAGGAAACGCTTCTTTCACAACATCAAGTGTTACCTTTGAATACACAGATTCCAAATCCTTATCTTTAATAAGACAAATAATTTCTGCTTCCTTTGGATGAAGTCCTTCAAGTAACTGAATGAACATAGACTCTCTACGAAGACCACTCAAAGTATCATTACCACCTTTGATAAAGTGATATAGTTGTTTCCACTCTCTACGTAATGAAGTATGATCTGTTCCTATAGGCACTTCATTCTCTTTGTAAGGAACCTGACCATCAGGAACTGCAGACTGTACTCTATCGTCAAAGTTCCAGATAAGAATAGCAGTTAGTGAGTCATCCCTATATTCTTTAAGGATCTCAACTCTCTTTGCCTTTGTCCTTTGCTCACCAACAAGGTCAAGTATCTCATGGATAAAAGGATTAGGTGGAAGTTTAACTCTCTTGACGGCTGGTTTCCTAGTCGTCGTCTTCTTCTTCGTCGTCTGTGTCATTGTAATTTTCAAATCGTAGGGCTAAAATTTCATCGGGAACTAAATTTCCATTCTCATCAAACATCTCTGGATGAACAGTATAAGGAACTGGTCTGTTGAGGAACTGGGATGTTACAGTGTTGGCAATCCAACCTCCAAAGAATCCTAACACAAATGTACCAAGTATTGCAAATCCAGCATAGAAAAGGATGTAAGGGGTTACTTCTTGTAACATAATATTCCTCCGAAGATTATTTTTTTTTGATGTTCAGATAAAAAGTAATCTCTCTACCAAAAAGAGAGAATTGTACCTGAAATGTTTTGGATTTTGGTTCCTCTTTCCTCCTATTTCTTAATAATAACTCAAAACCTTTATTGATTTCGGTCTTGTCATTATTTAGATCGTCTTTTTCTTCCTCTTCTTTTGTCATCACTATACCTCACTGCGTCTTCTAATATACAGGCAAGATAATCTCTTATCTTTCTGGCTTGGGGTTTGGGAATATGGTGGTATGCCTCCCTTAATTGTTTGTGTTCGCTATCCACACCTCCTTTAATGTACTCATTAAGTTCAACAATAAGAGATCCTATTTCATGTGCAGTAGAACTTTTTAAAAACTGATCTGCTTCTGTTTTAGTTACTCCTCT